AAGCAAACCGACCTTCACACAAACAACACCAGGGGCAGCGTTCCAGTTTACGGAAACTTACAAAGGACCTGGGCTTCAAAACCATACAATTATAAACAGAACAACAGAGGTCACCAGCGTGACCGATACCACTTCAATCTTCCAGCAATAGGAAAAAAACTATGTCTAATACTTGCCCTAAGTGCAACTGCAACCCCTGCGTATGCGGAAACAGTGGGAGGAGTCAGCGCAACAGCAGCTCCAGTAGCAAATAGCTCTGGCTCAGTTACCAATCAAGCTATTCAGGTTTTACAAGGACCGTACATTACCAATACTTATGGTAATGGTATTCAATGTCAAGGACCTACGCTGAATATTACTCCATATATCACTGGGGCAATTTCAGCACAGAAACCTTATGAAGATTATTATGACACACCAGTGTATGATATGAGAGATCTTACTGGTGATTTCGATGACGATGGAAACCCAAAAGGGGACGGGGCACCTGATAATCCTGGGGACATATTGTGGTTTCAACCAACTAGAACTGGACAGAAAGATAACTACAACTTGTCGATAGGTGTGTCTGCTACATGGTCTAGACCACAAGACAAAAAACTACAGCAACTATGTAAAGAAGCTGCTGCAGCAAACATCGCAATGATGAATCAACTATCTGCTAACAAGCGCCTCGATTTTGAGATCGCGAGATTAAAAAATTGTGGAAATTTATTGAAGGAGGGAATCAGTTTCCATCCAAAGAGTCCTTACTATAAAATATGTGCTGATGTTGTGGTGCAGAATGTTACTGTAGTCAAACAGCATACTCATTCTATCCCTAGTACAAACGCATCAGACTTAGGACTACCAATGTCTATTGGCAATCCTTAATTACTTTTTCTTTTTCTTACCAAACTTGAGTGGGAGTAGTCCCTTCTTCTCACGATACTTATTAGTTTGTAGTTCGGTTCGAGATAACTTAGGCGGTGCTTTACCAAGTGCCGTCTGTATTTTTTTAATTGTTTTCTTGACGGCAGGTTTCACTACCTTCAGGAGTATATCTACAACTGGTTTTGCAAGTAGTGCAGAACTAGTCGCAACTACTGCAATAGATGCTGTAGTTGTAACCAAACCAGCGTTAGGTATGTTGTATATAATTTGATCTGGTATAGTAAGTTGCTCTGTTACCATCAGGCATTCTTTACCTACCAATTCATAGTCAACAATCTTCTTGTTACCCTCTAGGATTTTTCCTATTGGGTTTTTTAGTACCTGCTCTCTAGTAGGACACTCTTGCTTAGGTGCTGATGGTACAACATCCTTAGGAACTTCTGGTGTGACATCTGGTGTGGTGTCTGGTGTTCCTTTGATTGGTGGTACTGGTGGTTCGTGTTCAAACTTGAGCTTATCTTTGTTGTAGTCAATTGGATTGAACGATGGCACACCAGCATCACAGAATGTCTTAACACCTTTAGGGTCGTCTTGCTCAAGCATGTTGTTCTCTTGAACATCATGCGCTTCGACACACCCAGGTACATTAACAATTGGCACACCAATCTGTTCTGTCACTGGGACATTAGGTGGTAGTGCCATTCGTGGTTCTAACAAATATCCTGGTGGATTATTGATACGAATCTCTCGTATCACATTACCATCAATTTGTATCAAAGGAATCTCTGTCATTTTTCATTCTCTATAATCCACTCTTTTAACCTAGACATATAGACACGAATCAAGTCTGCTTGATTCAAATGAAATACATCATATGTTTCCAAGTATAGTTGTGTATGTCTATCCACTGCATCCTGACACTCCTTGATCATAGAATACCAAGGTTCTCTATGAGGAGTGTTGAATAATGTCATCAGCAGTCGTTAAATACTTGTCCTACTTGCGAACCCATCTCGGATCCTGCTTTGTTTCCTAGCAGCAGTGCCCAACCACCTGCCAACCATCCGATGTAAGGGATGCCAGACAGTGCAGGGACAGCGACACCAGCAGCAATTGCACTACCTGCCATCGCACCTTGTGAGCGTGCTCCAGCGTCCGCCACGATACACTCTACGCTCTTTGCACTCTGCTTTCCCTCTTCACCTATTGCACCCCCTCCGATGTTACGGGTGCCATCCATAGTATATTGATCGTAGCGAGTCTCAGTACGCTTTTCAGTTCCTCCACCAAAGAGTCCTTTCTTTTCTTTGTCTAGATCTAGAGATCTATGTGACTCCAAGATGGCAGGATCGTTTGCTTTGTATTCAATGGTGTAACCGTCTTTACCTGCATGGATTTTATAAGACGAGTAATCACCACGAGGGATATTGATAGTTGGAACCTGTGGAACTGATGGTTCTGCTTTTCTATCAATTAGATAACCAAGAAGACCTAGATGTGAGATAGCAAATAATGCACCAGCAGTGCTGACCATTATCTTCCACCCAGATGGTTTCTTTGGTTCTGGTGTTTGGGTTGGTGTTGGTTTATCCGAGTCTGAAATTACCATTATTTAATACCAATTGGGGGCATGACACCGCCAGTTTGTTTAGGTAGTTCAGGTTGTTTAGGCATAGCAGAACTCAAAAGACCTGGCAGTGCTTCCTGAATTGCCTGAGTAGCAGCGGCACCTACTTGAGCAATCGCTTTCTCAGCGAGAGCGTCTTTGTTGATGTAAAGATAAGCACCACCACCGATCACACAAAGAGAAGTGAGACCAGATAGCAGTGCTATAGTATTAATAATTTTTTGCATTAGATTCTTCCTTCTTTCCAATAGGGGGTGCTTTTTTAGGAGCAGATCCATTCTTGGCAGGACTCAATCCGAACGCAGCTAACGATCCAGAAAAGACCGAGGCTATAAAAGTTGGATCGAAATCTAAGATTTTCTGACCGTTTGGTAAACGGACATAGCTGAATGTGAGAAGGGAGGCGGACCAAATGAGGACCACAACTTTCACCAAATTACCAAGAACTTCACTTTTGTCTTCATCATTATCCTTCTCTTCAACTTCAACTGGTTTTGTATCAGTCATTTATAAAGAGCTAGGCTCTTTTATTTATCACGGTCCAAAATAAGTGTTTGGTCTAGGATAAATCTGCCCTGGTTTATCAGTATATTCCACATTGATTGGATTGATTCTCCACCCTTTTCTGAGTTGATCGTTTTCCTGTCGCCCACCTTCAGAAACTTCAGGACCTCTATCTTCATCAAATAAATTGATGACACGATCAGGACTACCTTGCTGACAGGTATCATCTGCCTGAGATCCACCAGCGCCTGAACTAATTACGATCTGTCCATTCATCGAACCATGAAACTCACAGATATAATAGTATGTTCCAGGTGTCACACCAGTAGTATCCCATTGAACTAGAGCAGCACTTTCTCCTTGTCCAGATATTGTACCTTGAGTAACTTCATTAGTTCCAAAACCTGTAGTAGGAGAAGTTTTAATCCAGAATGGATGTCCAGGAGCAACAACATCAAAAACTACTGTGTCACCTACATTAAGACTAACGGTAACATTGTTACCATTAACCGTACCCTTCCTATCACTTCCATTCAGTGTGTAAGAAGATGATCCAGAGTTTCCTACATTGATATTGTATGTGGAAGGTGGGTCACCACCGATGTCCCAATCCATCACAGTTCTACCAAAGGATTCCATCTGGTTGTGCTGTGTAAGATACCTGATTGCATCTTGGTGTGTGAATCTAGACTTACCAGTAGCATAGACAGCAAGAATACCTGCTACCTGAGGTGATGCCATGCTAGTTCCACTAATAGAATAGTAATAGTTTGGTGCTCCACCATACTTTGTATCAGAAAAACCAGAACTATTGAAAGCAGATATAATATTCTGACCAGGAGCCCAGATGTCAATCTTGGGACCATAGTTAGAGAAAGATGCTCTTCTAAAATCAGCATAGTTACTGATAGCACCAACAGAAATAAACTGTGGTGAATTGACTGGAGCAGATCCCTGATACATTGGATAGTTACTACCACCAATTGCTACAACAGAACCATATCTGTTGTCAGTTTGGTCAACCATCAATTGATTATTGTTACCAGCAGCACCTACAAGAATGATACCATCGTTGATAGCATCTTCACAGTCTGCTTCCAAAGCAGCATAAGGTGCATTAAGTTTAGTTGTACCATCAACACCAAAGTCTTGCGCCAAACCTGCTAAAGTCCAACCAGATGGATTTGGATTACTTGAATTATATGTTGTGGCAGTAGAAGAATCATAAACAAACTGAACATCTCCAATAGAATATCCAGAAGGATAATCACCACTCAAGTTGTAAGAGTATCCCCAACTGTGGTTTGAGATAGTTGGCAATCTCTTACCATTCACTAGTGGTTTGTGTGCATGGAATGCTCTTAGATAATCAAACAGAAGCAAGACAGGTAAACTATGACCCGATGGCATGGTTCCTAGAATCTGCAGTCCATAGATGTTTGCTTCGTTCGCCCAACCATAGAACTGACCAGCTACTGTACCAGTAACATGAACTCCATGATACTCAGGATTAGCAGCATTATCATAATAACTTATAGTTCCTGTAGGAAGTGTCTGACTATCATCATCGATAGCTGCCACATAAGTATTCAGTTCATTAAACCATTGGTACTGAACAAATCTATTCTGACCTGTTGATGGACTATACCATTCCTGACAATCATATGACACAGGATCGTCAACGATAACTACATCAACATCCTTGCCATTACCATATACAGTTACATAATCATTCAGTGTACCGTTGCCATTAACGCCAAAGGTTCCCTTCCCCTTTCCTGGAGTTGTAGCTATACCAAGTCTAGTACAGAATTGCTGCCCCCATTGTCTATAGTTATGGTTATATACACCACTCTTCCAGAAAGTTTCTGGAGCTGAGGAGGTTCCAATATTATATTCGTTTGGATAAGTATACCAATTCTTTTCAATTGTCATGCCCAACTCCTCAGGAGTTAGTTGCACATCCCACACTCTCGAATCTTTTCTTAATTCTACTGCCTGTTCCTCTGTCATCAGGTAGTGTGTGTTTCTACTCAAGGGACGCTTGAGTAGTACCTGATAACCATTTGCCTTCATCTCATCATAAAAATCTGGAAGATCTTCATGCTTATAAAGAGTGACTACATATGTCTTTGCTGACATTTATCAAGCCTCCAGTTTTAGAATTTTGAGAGTAACTTGCATATTAACTGTTGAACCACTTACATTTCTCACTCTGATGTAGATACTATCAACAGGTGATGCTTCATCATTGTAACCAATAATTCCAGGAGAAATTGGAATCTCAAGGTTAGATGCAGTTGTAATCGCTTCTGCAATTACACCAGATCCAGAGAGAGGATCTGCTGTTGGTTCTCTGTTAACATCAGCATTCATCGCAGCAGTGGATGTATAAACACGAACCCACGCAGCATGTGATGTTGTAATTCTCAGTAGAGCGTATGACTTAGCAGCACTAGTGATTGTAAATGTTCCATCAGCATCATTTGCCAGACTCGATGCGGTGCCACTGACATCACCTCTTTGCTGAAGTCCAACAGTTGGAGGTGGATCTACTTCTTCAAGAGCATTTCCAGCACCGTTGACTCTGATGTACTTACCAGCAGTTAGAGAGGATGGTGTGTCACTAAGTCCTGTGAAAGTAGAGGAACCTCCACCGCCACCACCAGTCTGATCTGCTACCCAAGCATAGTCAGTTCCATTCCAACTTAGGATCTCTCCAGAGGAAGCACTGCTGGTATTGAGGTGAGTGTCAACATCACTATCACCATAACTTCCACCGCCACCACCAGTTCCATTAGCTGCTGATGTAATTCTACCTTGATTATCAACAGTGATATTAGCGTTGGTGTATGAACCAGCAGTTACAGTAGTGTCCGCTAGTTTGTTGCCATCAACTGTATCATTATCAATAGTCCATGTGCTACCAGAGTTTGATACAACGATGTCACCCTTGTCACCATCAGTGATACCACCGCCGCCGCCACCAGTTAGATCAGTTCCTGCAACAAATGAACCAGCACTAGCATCCCACTTAAGAACTTGCCCATCTAGAATACCAGATGTATCTACATCACTTAACTGATTGATTGCAGTTGCACCACCAGATCCAAGTTCACTTGCATTAGCAAGTCTTACCCACTGGTTAGCGTGTGCAAAGTATACAGATCCAGTTGCATGAACATGTGCAACCATGCCATGGTATGTTCCTGCATTGACTGCTTGTAGATCAGTCAGTGTAGAATAAACATTGGAGTAAAGAATCTTTTGTGAACCAAAATCAATGTCCTGTGATCCAACACCAAAGTCAGATAGAGCAACAGGAATTGAAGGACGACCTGCCAGGTCAGAATACAATCCAGAAAGTGCAACAGTTGAAAGTGCTGGTTTGTTTTTGATGAATGATACACCACTAACAGCATTCCAATCTGCTTGTACCTGAGCAGGAGGGATGGTTGGTTTATTAATTAAGTCGTTGTAGCTACCACTGATAGCGACATTCGCAAGTGCTGGTTTGTTTAGAATTTCCGTAACACCACTGGATGAATTCCAGTCTACATTTACCTGTGCTGCTGGGATGGCAGGCAGGTCTTGCCAGATTGCACTGGACCCAGTTGACACCAAGTATTGTCCGACACCACCAGGGTTGCCACTCATCTGGAGTGGTTTGTTGGAAGCGATGTCCAAACCCTGTGTAAATTCTACAGGTCCATTATCAGCATAATTTGCGATCTGATTCGCTAACAGTTTTGACATATTTCTAGTCCTGAAGACAGATTCTTTAAGCTAGAAATATTTATAAGAAGCGGGTGATCGGGGTCGAACCGACGACATTCTGCTTGGAAGGCAGACGCTCTACCACTGAGCTACATCCGCAAAAAAACCTAGTTAAGGTTGAATGATATAATGGTCCTATCAATTTCACTGCGTTGCACAACCGACTCATGATTAATTTGTGCAGGGAAAATGATAAGGTCACCCTCCTTAACATTAGGTTGGAAAGTTGCTAGGTCACCATCCACAGTGTAAATGGGACAATAGAACTTAGTTGACTCATGGACAGCAGCGTTGAAGTCTGCATAAAAAACAGCAGACCAACCCTTCATACCATGATTGTGTAGACTGTGATACTCATATTGCTTCTGGATTTGAAACCAGATACGAGTGATCTCATCAATCGGTTTTTCTGAGAATCCTTGTTTAAGGACTTCAGCACTCATCATCTGTAGATAGGGGGCAACCAAATCTAAGAACGGTTGAAACTCTGAGTAATCGGTTTTCTCAAAGTAACTAGAGTGCATCGTGTCACCCTCGTTACATTCCAGCACATTAGGATGAGTGGTGTGCAGACCATTCAGGATAGATTCCTTGTGGTCCTCCCACTCCTCTACATGATATTGATAATGTGGAATGTGAAACATGAGTAACTCCAGGCTCGCCACCTATTTTAGTTCAGATGCAAAATAGGAAATCAACCACACGGAAGGGGATTTACCAGAGTGTCTTTGACTGGAACACACAAACCAAGCGGCAACATCCACCCGCACCAGGGCGCTTTTTAAGTCATCCCGAGACTGGACCAGCAGTTGATTCTGCTTAGCTCCACCAGGGCGAGTTTAATGTCCACCCGAGACACAGGGGTCGTGTAGACCATCCCGACCAGGGCGAGTTTAGGAGTCTTCCCGAGACTTCTTATAGTTACCGAAGTCGATAATGTCTTCGCCCAATGAACCAGGCAAATCGACTGGTCCTGCAGCGAGAGTAATATCGTCCATGGCATCTAGATCACCACCAATGCGATCTTTCTTAGCATTGTCTAGGTAGTCAGAACTCAAACTGAAATTGTATTCAACTCCAGCATCGGTGTGAAACGAATTGATATCGATATTACCAGTAGAGTTACTGACATACGGAGGATAATCATCATCCGTCCAGAATTCTGCTGGATCACCAACAGAAGGTAGTTCGTTTAAAACATCTCTGAGAGATGCATACACATCAAAGAGTGTGCTGAGATGCTTATCGGATTTCGCATCCAGTGCATGAAGAAGTGCTTGACGCACTTCCTCTACTGCAGTCTCAATATGTGTACGAGGATTGGAACAACTCATGATACAACGTCTCTAATATAACAGGGAACGCCAGCGGGATCCAACCACTTAGTGTATTCTGGATCCTCTAGGCAAACATCGAGTTGCATCTGGTTGTCAAGATAGTACATATCTTGATAGCGTTGAGCATACTCGTTGTATTTTTGGATACGCAGGTCAGGCATACCGTTGATCTCTAGGGTGCCACATTGCACATAGCGATATGGATACCGTTCAAGAATGACCTCTGATTTCATGAAGCATCATCGTGATTGTTATATACATTATACCATGTATTATCACCGATGTCATCAAGTGCTTGTTCCAGTTGTTTAGCTGGCATAGCAACGACTCCTCTGCCGTCTGGTTGTCTGATCAAGAACTCTTCACCATTTTCAATACGATCCATGTAAGTGTCAAAGTTCTTTTCAAACTCTTGAACGGTTACTTCTTTCATGTTAGACAACAGATGTTATGTTCTTGCATGTATTTGATTGATTCTTGACACCCACCTAGTTTAATGTCGTCAAGAACTATCTGAGGAAATGTAGAGTTTTCCCCAAACTCTTGATAGAATTCTTCTCGTGTGAAGTCTCTATCAAGTTCGTAAACAATGTACTTTAGTTCAGACAAGTCCATGACTTGTTTGATTTTAGTACAATATTTACATCCTTCTCTAGTGTAGATGGTGAACATCATGCCTTTTCCAGGAGAAGCATGGTTTCATCATAGTCTTTCTGGAAAATCTCCAGACCAGCATCTGTCAAGACATGAGTATACATCTTGTCAAACACTTTAGTTGGCATAGTGACAATGTGTGCTCCGTTGAAGAAGGCACGAGACACCTTATACACATCACGCAGAGAAGCAGCAAGGACCTGTGTCTCTACACCTTGCACCTGATAGATGCTGGTGATAGAACGAACTAGTTCTAGACCACTGATGCTATTGTCATCATATCTACCGATGAATGGAGAGACATATGTAGCACCTGCTTTTGCTGCAAGGATTGCCTGTGCAGCACTGAAGATGAGTGTTACATTTGTCCTGATGCCTTGATTGGATAGAGCATCACAGACTTGAAGACCGTCCACGGTACAAGGCAGTTTGATTGTAGCAACATCTCTGAACTCACTGTGAAGTTTCACTGCTTGCTCATACATCTCACCAACAGAACCGACAACCTCCATGCTGATGTCAAGGATACCGATTTCACGGAACTCTTTATAAACATCAATAGGATCTTTGCCACTCTTTCTGATAAGAGATGGGTTAGTAGTGACTCCATCAATGAGTCCTGATGCGAATCGTTGTGCTACTGCATCAACTTCTGCTGTGTCTAGAAAAATTTTCATTTATGTATGTTGGTAATTGTACCAATCGGGACTACAGGATTTGAACCTGTGACCTCTCGCTCCCAAAGCGAGCGTTCTACCAAACTGAACTAAGTCCCGATGTCTTCCTTCCAAAGGAAT